TTACGGGGTTTGGCTCCCAGGAGCTGGAGGACATTATGTCCTATTGCCACCTGCCCGAGGTAGTAGACTACTCAGAGCATGAGGATGACCGAGGCAATCGGACAGCTCCCGGCAAGGGCAAGATGGTAGTATCCGTAGGAACTATGTCCGCGTTGGTGGATTACGAGGTTGTGCAGGCTATGATGAGCCGTATAGAGGCTCGATGGGGTAATGGAGATGAAGGCGTTAACGCATTCTGCCAGTGGTTCATCTCGGAATAGCATATGCCTGATGGGTGGGCCCGGCTTCGGCAATCTATACACAAGAGCATGCCTGGAGTCGTATTGCCGTCACGCTGGCGTTCACATAACCGACGACATTGATGTGGCGTCTGCCATATGGGTGTCTATGTGTGATCCCGACGACCTGCCGACGCTGATTGAAGCCCGGAGATTGGCGAATGGTCGCCCTGTGATAATGGGCGGGTTTGAATCTTACTTCGGTATGCCGTATCTCGCATGGGCAGATGCGGTAGTTGTGGGAGAAGGCTGGGAGTTCATCCAGGCATGGGGAGGCGATCCGTCAGAGGCGTTGAATTTGCCGTGCGTGCTAACACGCGGCGCTAGGACAGTTCGGCCATCCTACACGATCCCTTGGAGCCGTTTGCCGCTGCTCAAGGTGCCGGGTAATGAGAGATACTACATGCTCGGCGGCAAGGGCTGCAAGGGCAAATGCAAGTTTTGCGCCACGTCGTGGACTCAACCGCATCAGCATATACCGCTCGGCATGATGACTAGGACCGTGGAATTTGTGGAGTCCAGACCGCGGGGCAAGCTCACCGTAGTATCGAACGACAGCGGGGCAGTGGTGGAATCTCGAGTCGTCAACGCGCAATCAGTGCGAGTTGCGGATTATCTGCTGGATCCGAACAGGTTCAAGGGCACGATGCTCCATTTCGGGGTTGAGGGATGGACTGAGGACGCACGGCGCAGCATGTCGAAACCCTTGGATGATGAAACCGTACGACAGCTGTTCGAGGTCACGGCGCGTATGAAGCAGAAGTGCGAGTTGTTTTTCATCGCCAACTACCCCGGCTTCGATGTCTCGCACATCACGCACTTCGCAGAGACTGTGATACCGTTGGATGTTGCGAATAGCCCGGCGGTGCATGTGAAGCTGACATACTTCGACCCTTGCCCCCATACCCCGTGGGAGGGCGAGATGCTGAGGCCGTGCTTCGTTGATACAGAGGACGTATTCAGGCAGCTCAATAGTCGCAATAAGCGCATCAGGGTATTCCCAACCCGTTCTGCAGGGCGGGCTGCGTGGCGCAGTTGTCTGCACCGGTGCGCCCCAGATGAGGCGCTGCTGTTGGGACCACAGCCACGGGATACCAACCAGCCGGGCTCATACGGAGCACTTGTCGAGAGATTGCAGGCGCTGGGATTATTGCATCTCATAGGCGCTGGCAAGCGCAGCGAGTTGTGGCCCATCAAAGTGAGCGTGAGGTGATGCGCGTGGCAGGCGGTAGGCCGGGCAAACTGACGGACAAAGCAAAGATGCGAATAGCAGGATTCAGACGAGTTGGCAGTGCGGTAGAGCTCGCCATGCTGGGAATAATCCTGCGGGCTGCCGCCAACGGCGACAATGAAGCGGCTGCATGGCTAAATGGCGAGGGTTCAATAGTTGTTACGGAATCCGGCAGTAGTTTTCGCCCGTGGGATGAACGCGATGGTCGTGGGAGCCCAAAAGCGGTCGAATGGAGAAACGCTGTCTTCAGTCGCGACGGGTATCGATGCACAAGATGCGGCAAGCGCGGGGCCTTGCAGGCGCATCACGTCGAGCCGTGGGCGAGCAACGTGCCGGCCCGGTTCGATGTGGGTAACGGTGTTACGCTATGCCCGGAGTGTCACGCTGGGGAACACCCCGGTCGAGAGAACCTGATCCGTCACGCCAGGTATACAGGGGTGAAGACATATGGGTAGACCCAGCAAACTCACAAAGCCTGTGCAAGATCGGCTTGTGCAGGCGATTGAAGCCGGCAACTACTATGAGGCCGCCTGCGGCTATGCTGGCATCACCTATGCTACGTTTCGGAATTGGATGCTGAGGGGCGAGAAGGCGAAAACCGGTAAGTTCTTTGATTTCTTTGAGGCCATCACGCGAGCGGAGTCCAACGCTGAGGTGCGCATGGTGGCGCAATGGCAGAAACACATGCCGGAAGACTACCGAGCTATTAGGGACTTCCTGGAACGGAGGTTCCCCGACCGATGGGGCCGTAAGGACAAGGTCCAGCAGGAGATCTCCGGGCCCGGCGGTGGGGCTGTCAGGGCGGAGGTGGAACACAGTGGCGCAGTCGACCTCTTCGCCCGTATCCGAGAATACGCCAAGATGTATGAACAGATTGCAGAGGAAGCAGCTGCTGATGGGGACGCTGATTGGGACGGTGCTCCAGAACCGATGGATACCCCATAAACCGACTCTCAAGCAGGCGCGCTTCCTCATGCGTCCCGAGCGTGAGGCGCTCTACGGCGGCGCGGCCGGGTCTGGGAAGTCGGATTGCCTGCTCATGGGCGCGCTGCAATACGCGGACGTGCCGGGTTACGCTGCGCTGCTTCTGAGGCGCACGTATGCCGACCTGGCGTTGCCCGGCGCACTCATGGATAGGGCCGCCGAGTGGCTGCAGGGAACTGCCGCCAAGTGGAGCGAGAAGGAAAAGACGTGGACGTTTCCCAGCGGGGCGACGGTCACCTTCGGCTACCTCGAATCGGAGAACGACAAATACCGCTATCAGAGCGCGGAATTTCAGTTCATCGGGTTCGATGAGCTCACCCAGTTCACGGAGACCCAGTACCGCTATCTCTTCTCCCGCCTGCGCAGGCTGGCGGGAGTCGACGTGCCGCTTCGCATGCGCGCGGCATCCAACCCCGGCGGCATAGGCCATGAGTGGGTCAAGCGCCGATTCATCGATGAGGGCGAACAGCACGGAAGGCCTTTTGTGTCCGCCCGGCTGGAGGACAACCCCCACCTAGACATTGCCGAATACGAGGAGAGCCTCGCCAAACTGGATCCAGTGACCAGGCGGCAGCTGCGCTACGGCGACTGGTCGGTGCAGCCGGCCGGCAACATGTTCAAGAGGGAATGGTTCGAGATCGTGCAGGCCGTGCCGTATGACGCGAGGTCCGTGCGATACTGGGACCTGGCGGCCACGGAGGCCAAGCCAGGCAAGGATCCAGACTGGACGGTCGGCCTCCGCATGGCCGAGAGGACCGGGGTGTTCTACATCGAGGACGTGCGCAGGGCCAGGGCCACGCCGATGGGAGTGGAGGCGCTGGTCCGGCAGACCGCAGAACTAGACGGCCGCGGCGTTGCCATCTATATGGAGCAGGAGCCCGGCTCGTCCGGCGTCAACACGATTGACCATTACGCCAGAGAGGTGCTCGTGGGATTCGCGTTCCGGGGTGTCAAGACCACCGGGTCCAAGCTGTTGAGGGCGTCGCCGCTGTCAGCGGCCGCAGAGGCAGGCAACGTGAAGCTTCTGCGCGGGGCCTGGATCGGGGAGCTCCTGGACGAGCTGGTGGCGTTTCCGGCGGGCGCCCACGACGACCAGGTGGACGCAGCGTCCGGCGCACACGAACAGCTGGCAACCCCGACAGCGCGGGGCTACTCCGGCAAACCGATAGGTTGGTGATGTGGATGTCGATCATTGATGTCAAGGCGGGCGATCCGTGGCCGCCGGAAGGACACCGGGAGCGTATCGAGGCATATGCGACATACCGGCTACTGTTCCTGGGCAAGCACGACGACGTGTTCCAGCGCGTCCAATTGTGGCTCGACAAGACGCCGGACAAGTCGCTCGTCTACATCGTCGCGAACTTCCCGAAGCTGGTCAGCCTGGTCTCCGCGGACCTGTTGTTCGGCGAGGAGCCGGGATTCGTCGCGGGGGATGAGGGCTCGGCGGAGCAGGCCGCCCTGGACGCCATCACCCGCGCAAACGGCATGCACACGCTGAACTACGAGATGGCCCTGGGCGCCAGCGTACGCGGCGACGCGGTGTACAAGCTCCGCTATGGGCCGCGCTACAGCTACAGCGAGCGACCGGAGGCGATCATCTCCGCGGTCAACCCGGCGCTGTTCTACCCAGAGTTCGCGGCTGACGATGTCCGCGTGCTGGCTGGCGCTGTTATCGCCTGGGAGCGCAAGCTCGACGACAGAGTTTACTTGCGGCGCGAGGTCCACACCCCCGGCATGATCAGGAACGAGCTGTGGCTCCTCGAACGCGGAACACTGCGGCAACAGGTGCAGTTAGCTACACTGCCGGAGTATGCAGAGCTGCATGAGGAGGAGGAAACCGGGTATCCGGGGCTCCTGGTAGAGTATGTGCCGAACTGGAGATTGGACGACGACTGGCGGGGGGTTTCGGACTACATCGATATCCACACGCTGGTGGACGAGCTGAACAACCGACTCAGCCGCGTGAGCAGGGTGCTCGACAAACACGAGAGCCCGAAGTTAGTGCTGCCGCCAGGGATGATGAAGTTCGACCCTTCCACGCGACGCTACTACATTGAGCGGGACAGTCTGGACGTAGTCGAGGCTCCGCAGGAGATCGGCGGCAACCTGCCGCGGTATCTCGTGTGGGACGCTCAGCTCGACGCCGCGTTCAAGCAGATCGACAAGCTCATACAACTAGCATTTCTGGTGACTGAGACCAGCCCGGACGCCTTCGGCATGGGCGAGGCGGGCCAGGCGGAGTCGGGGCGGGCGCTCAAATTCCGGCTCCTGCGCACTCTC